CCACCTATGCCCATTTATGGTGGGAATGGTTGTTCTTTTGGGAGATGGACGTTCTATGCCGGTCATGTCATATTTCGGAGCACTCCAAGGCAGGTAATTGATGGGCGCGAAAGGTAAAAAAGCCGCTGAAACGCCAGAGAAAGTGCGGGCGTTCGAGGCTTGGTACTCCGACACAAAACGCAGTTTTGAGGCAACTCGACGCATTTTGCTATCCCTAGACCCCCCCATAGACATATCATCCATCACGTTGTTGCGTTGGGCGAAACGATATGGCTGGATGGAACGCGCCAATGAAAGGGATGGCGAAATCGCCCGTCAGGTTCGGGAAGATGCAATCAAGAAGAAAAAGGATTTTCTGGAACGTCAGGCGAACGTGGGTCGGCTCTTGCAGAAAAAGGGCGTGGCGTTCTTACAGGACGATCAGATTGATCCGAACAATCCAGACAAAGGCAGGGGTGGTATCAAAAGCGATTATGCGGCGATTCAAGCCATACGCACCGGATTGGACTTGGAAAAGGTTGGCATGGAGATGCCCGATCAGCAAAGTGTGGTCAAGCAGGAAGTGGTGTTTAGGGTAGTTCGCAAAAAAAGAGAGAAACGAAACTCGTCGGAAAAGCAATTAGATGACATCGAATGATTTTGATGATGATGGACATTTTGAGTCCATCATTGGTGTAGATAGCGAGATACTTGATGTTCATCTGAATGAGCTTCATGCCAAGCAGGATGAGATCGTTAGTTCGTCCGCGAAACGTAAGATCATCAAGGCGGGTCGTCGTAGCGGCAAGACCACGCTGGCGGCGGATATGTCTGTGGAAGCGTTTCTTGACGGCAAGCGCGTTTTGTATGCTGTGCCAACAGGCGACCAATTGACGAAATGGTGGTACGAGATCAAGACCGCGCTTCGTGAAGCCATCGAAGTGAAAAAGGTGCGGGTCAGTGAACAGCAAAAGATCATTGAACGGGTCGGCACTGAAAATAGGATCAGGGGCAAAACAGCATGGAACGCGCAAACCTTACGCGGCGACTTTGCCGACTTCTTGATCTTGGATGAAGTTCAGTCCATGACCGAGGACACATGGAACGAGGTGGGCGCTCCCATGTTATTGGACAATGACGGTGATGCGATCTTCATCTTCACGCCCCCGAGCTTGACCAGCCGCAACCGCAACCGAGGACGGAACAAGATGTGGGTCAATGACTTTTTGACCAAGCATTCCAACGATCCGACAGGTCGTTGGGAGGTGTTCTCGTTCACTTCGTTTGACAATCCCTATATTAGCCGTGATGCTTTGTCTGAAATCTCCAAGGATATGACCCCGTTGGCATATCGTCAGGAGATCATGGCGGAGATCGTCAGGGATGCCCCCGGCGCGTTATGGAGTCGGGAGGTCATTGAGAGAAATCGAATCAATAAGACGCAATCCCCAGCGCGTGACGACTACGACTATGTTGTTGTTGCGGTTGATCCAGCGGCAACGGCGTATGGGGATGAAACGGGCATTGTTGTTTGTGCAAGAAAGGATGATCAACTGTATGTTCTGGACGACCTCAGTTTGCAGGGAACGCCAGAGTCATGGGCAACGGTAGTTGCCAGCGCCTATGATGACTATAAGGCTAACTTCGTGGTTGCCGAGACAAACCAAGGCGGCGAGATGGTCACAAGCGTATTGAGACAAGCCCATGATAAAATACCCGTTGTCACCGTGCATGCCTCGCGTGGCAAACGCACACGCGCCGAGCCTGTTAGTGTAGAATATGCCAAAGATCGAATCCATCATGTAGGGTACTTTCCTGATTTGGAAGATGAAATGTGCTTATGGCTACCGGGCGATAGTTCGCCAGATCATTTGGATGCGATGGTGTGGGGCATGACGTATTTGATGGCTGGCGGCATGCCGCAGGTGTTTTAGGAGATAAGAGCGTATGTCCTCATTGAGTTGGCGTGAACGGGTACAGGTTGCAGTTTCCGCCTTGTTGCGCGGTCAAGATTATATTGGCAATCAAACCATTGAAGCATTGAAAGCCTCTGGCGGGAAAGTCTCGTCTACTCAATTCGTGAACTACGACAAGGTGAAATCGCCCGAGACGCAGCTCGAGCCATTGATCAAGAATGGCTGGCGGCGCAATGAATTGATCTTCGCCTGTGTCTCGAAAAAGGCAAACACGGCTAGCCAGATTAGTTTGATGGTAGTGGGAAAGAAAGATAAAACCGAGATCGAGAATCACCCGCTTCGAAAATTGATCGCGCGTCCGAATCGGTTTATGACCGAGTCGGACTTTTTTGCATCCATCGTCATCATGCAGGACTTTGCTGGCGCGGCGTATTTTGAAAAGGTCAAGTCGAGTTCAGGGCGTACAGTGGAGTTGTGGCCAATACGCCCTGACTGGATGAAAGCCTATTTGGGGTCGGACGGCATGCAACAGGGCTGGCTGTATACCCCTCCGGGCAAGACGACCCATGTGTTTGAAATGGATGACGTGCTCGCGTTCCGTACCTACGACCCGTTGAATGAGTATTTTGGCTACCCGCCCGTGGCAGTGGCGGCGCGAGTCGGCGATCTGGATAACTCGGTCACGGATTACATTCGTTTGGTGTTCGAGAAAGGCGGGGTTCCGCCCGGTATCCTATCTTCCACCCAGCCAATCACGGAAGCCATTGCAGATCGCATCCGCGCCATTTGGCGAGATAAGTATGGAGGTTACGCCAATTGGGATGCGCCTGTTGTTTTGGGGCATGACACCAAGTATCAGAACACGGGCTTGACGTTCGAGCAAATGGGTTTGCAGTTCTTGGATGAACGCGCGGAAGTTCGTATCTGTATGACATTGAAAGTCCCGCCGACGATCATCAACTCCAAGATCGGGCTGGAACGCGCCGTCGAAAGTAACGTCAAGGAAACTCAGCGGAATTGGTGGGATAATGATCTGTCCCCGATCTATAAGTCGTATGCCGATGTCATACGCAATGAGATACTTGCTTTAGAGTACCCTGACGGGCTCGATCTGAAATGGGATTTTAGCGATGTCCCAGCGCTTCAAGAAGATCGTGATAAAACACGGCAACTGGCTTTGGACGCTCTGCGGTCAGGCGGTATCACTCGAAATCAGTTCTTTGCCGAATGGGGTTTGCCTGATCTTGGTTCGCGCGGCGAGGTGTTCCTGATGTCCGCCATGATGATTGAAGTGCCGGTCTCAAAGATCAAAGAAAATGACGCGACTTTGGATCAGAACAACCCTAGCGATGATGAGGAAGATAGTGATGATGAGGATAGCGGGGCTGGAAAGGGGTTATCGGCTCCAACGGATTTGAAGGTCAAGTTTCCCAGCGAGAAAACCAAGGAGATGAGAGCCGTTGAAAAAAAGATTCAAGCCAAGCTCTCGTCGTATCTGAAAGGACTGAAGGGTCGTTTGGTTGACTCGGTTCGTGAACTGACCTCGCACCGCGACATCAAGCAGGACGCCACCCAGCAGTCGTTCTGGAACGGTGAACGGCAGACCTTGTTCGAGTTATTGTTCCCCTTGTTCAAAGACTCCATGACCAACGAAGCGAAAAGCGCGTATGATGAATTGGCTGGCATTGTTGACGCGGGGATTGCGTGGGACATCGTAAACGATCAGGCGTTGACGTGGGCGAACACTCAAACGTCATTGGTTGTTTCTCAGATCACCAAAACCAGTATGAATGGTTTCCTGACCGAGTTCGAGCCTTGGGTCAATTCAGGTGAACCGTTGGACGTGTTGATTGACAGCCTGAGTCAGTATTATGATCCCGTGCGAGCCGAAATGATTGCGGTCACGGAAACGACACGCGCGTTCGCGCAAGCCAATATTGGTACATGGAAGCAGTTTGAAAGCGTGGTTGGATTTGATGTCCTGACCGCCGAGGATGATGATGTGGACGACATCTGTCTTGCAGAGCAAGCCTCCAACCCTCATGCTTTGGATGCCCCTCCGCCACCGTATCATGTTCGCTGTCGCTGTGGTGTTCGACCTGTGGTGAGATCATAATGACTAATCAGATTAGGATATATGGCCTGAAGGAGCTCAACAAGAAACTGGTTGACTTTGGCGAGGGCTTGCCGAGCGAAATGCAAAAGATCACCAAGGAAGCGGTGATCTATGTACATGGGCATTTGCCGAACTATCCTCCAGCCCCAGCCAATTCAAGTTATCGCAGAACGATGACCCTATGGCGCACGCTGACGGGCATGGTTGGCTCAGTCCCCGACGCGCTTTCGCGTGTGGAGAAATTGTTTGGCGAGGTGCGCGGCTACATAGGAACAAGGTTGAAGTACGCTCCTTGGGTAATTGATCGTGACGAGCAACAGGCGATCCACAAAGAACATGGTTGGTGGAATTTGCAGGACGAGATCGTCAAGATGAAGGATGGCATAGTGAAGATGTATAGTGATGGCATAGATCGTTTTGTGCGGAGGAATTTTTCATGAATCCATTGGTGGAGTTTAGAGAGGTACGCTGTCCGACATGCAATAAACTCTTGTTCAAGATACGCGGGATTGCCGAAGTCGAGATACTTTGCCCTCGCTGTCATGCCCCGAATAATAGGGTGTTGTACCCTGATATGAAATCAGTCAGGCTTGCCCCCGTGATTGACTATGAAAAATCGGGTATAATGCCCAAGATAGCATGAGTGCCGTTGAGCGCCCCTACTGTGGGCGCTCTTTTTATTTTGGAGAATTACATGGAACAAAAGGCGTTTCAAGCCAAAGTCCTAGAAGTGAATGGCAGAACGATCACCGGCATTTCAGCGGTGGCTGGCGTGGTTGATTCGTACAATGACATCATTTTCAAGGGCGCGTTCAAGAAGACTGTCAAGGAACGAGCCTCTCGCGTTCGCCATTTATGGATGCACGATTTCATGCAACCGCCAACGGCGAGTATTCAGGAACTCCGTGAAGTTTCACGGGAAGACCTCCCAAAAGATCTACAAGACCAGTATCCTGAGGCGACGGCTGGCTTGTTGGTTAAACGCTTTTATCTGGAAACCCAGCGTGGCGACGAAATCCTTGCTGGTTTGAAGTCCGATCCCCCAGCGATCAACGAGATGTCCATCGGCTACGACCCCGTGCGTTTTGATTATGCCGAGAACGACATTGACGGTATCCTGATTCGTAACTTGCGCGAGGTGCGCCTGTGGGATACCAGCGACGTGAATTGGGGTGCAAACTCGGCAACGATAGCGAACTTCAAGACTGTGTTGCCGTTCAAGGACACTGGCTTTGTTGAAGCACTGGAACAGGAATGGAAAACGCCTGTGTTGTCGGACTTTACGGACAATGATTGGGAATCGCTATCCCAGCCCGAGAAATCAAGGATCAGTTCTCATTTTGCCTTGTCGAAGAACAGCCCTGCTCAGTGTTTCGAAGATTTGCTTTTACCGCATCATGTCCCCAGCAAAACAGGCGTTGGAAAGAGTCAATGGTTTGGAACGAAATCAGCCATGCGGGAATTGATTTGCGCGACCCACGCCCTTGGCTTGAACGAGGAACAGGTTACTGCCGTGCATGCCCATTTGTTGGGTCATTATGAACAATTCAAAAAGGAAGCCCCTGATTTGCCGGTCTTGCGTTTGATCGCGGCAGTGGGTGATTCGTTGGATATTCCCAGCGTCAAGGTTAATCCTGAAACGCTTGGATTATTGCAGAAGTTGAATGAGTGTTTGAGCGTCGAGCCGTTGTCTGTTCAAGAACAGGCGGCACTCACCCTCCGAATTGAGCAAGAACGGCTTTTGCGAAACTTAAGCTTGAAGCGTCGCAATGTGCTTCGAGCACGACTCTAATCAGGAGAAAACATCATGGAATTGAAAGACATCAATGCGCAAATTGACAAGTTGATGGCTGACGCCACTGCCATTGAAAAACGTTGGGAAGGGAAGACCGACCCGATGACCAAGGAAGATCAGGGCAATCTCTCAGCGATCCTTGGAAAAGTGGATGAATGGCAAGCGCAAGCCGATCTTGTCAAGCGCAAGCAGAAGAATGCGTCCTTCATGGACGACCCGCAAGCTAAGCCTGTCGCGACCCACGGTCACTGGCGCAGTTCAGCGCCGAGCGAAGGCGATGCGGACATTGACCCTTTGGCATGGCGTTCGATCAAGTCTCAGGTCGTGCAGGTTGACCCGATCTTTGGCGTGCCCGTGGTGACGGAACGCGAAGTGCGCTACCATGTGCCACTGGCGGTTCAGGTGAAGGGCTACAATCATGCCTTCGAATCGTATCTGCGTAAGGGCGTGAACGATGTTGGTCCGCAAGACCGCAAGACCCTGACCGAAGGCGTGGACTCGGCGGGCGGGTTCCTTGTACCCGAAGATTATCAGGTCGAATTGATCAAGAAGATCGCGACCATGGCAACTATTCGTAACCGTGCTCGCGTGGCGACCACCGGGCGCGATCTGGCGAAATGGCCCAAGGTCAACTACACCACGGACGACAAGTACACGTCGGGCGTTCGTTTGACGTGGACGGGCGAAGCCCCGTCCACCTCGACGGTTCACCGCGTGACCGATCCTCAGTTCGGGTTGTATTCCATCCCGGTGCATACCGCGATGGCTTCGTTCCCCATGTCAAACGATCTGATCGAAGACAGCGCGTTTGACATCTTGGGCATTTCCTCCGACCTGCTCGCGGAAGCGTTTACCTTGGACGAGAACAATGCCTTCATCAACGGCAGTGGTGTTGGTCGTCCAATGGGCATGTTGACGCAAGTGGATGGTGATGGCCCTGCATCGGTTGTTTCAGGAAGCAGCTCCACATTGACCGCGGATGGCATCATTGATTTGATCTACGCCCTCCCTGCTCAGTATGAAGCCAATGCGGTCACGATCATGTCCAAGGCGACCGAGAAGGTCATCCGTAAATTGAAGGACTCGCAGAACAACTATCTGTGGCCTGTGTGGCCTCAGGTGGGCAACTTTGGCGTGTCCCCGCGTGAACTCTTGGGATACCCTGTCTTGCGCGACGAGTTCATGCCAGCGATTGCAGGGAACGCGTATCCTGTCATTCATGGCGATCTGCGCGGGTATTTGGTCTTGGATCGTGTTGGCCTTTCGATCCAGCGTTTAACCGATTCAGCCTATGCCGAGTTGAACCTCACCGGTTTGTTGGCGCGTAAACGGGTTGGTGGTCAGACCATCGAGCCGTGGCGCATGAAGGCTCAGAAGATTGCTACCTAATCCATCCAGTAAATTCAGGGAGGCTGATCAGCCTCCCTGAATGAAAGGAAACCATGAATACACTTTTGCAACTCGTTAACCTGTATCTTTTCACCCCGGCCGCGCGTACTGCCACTGCCAATGGAACTGGTGTTGACTTGCAAGGATACACCAACCCGGGTGGTCGGCAAATGAAAGCGATCTTGACCAATGGCACAACTGCCGGAACGTCTCCGACCTTGGATGTTAAACTCCAAGACAGTGATGACAATTCGACCTTTGCCGACATCACGGGCGCGACCTTTGCTCAAAAGACGGCGGCTGGAAATGAAGAAATCCAGTTCCGCACGAACAAGCGTTACGTCCGCGCAGTGGCGACCATTGGCGGAACAAGCCCGTCCTTCACCTTTGCCGTGTTGTTGTTGGTGAACAAGCGCGCTGTGTAGAAGATTGAACGGTTTGGTTTTGAATGGGTCGTGCTTTTGCACGACCCATTTTATTGATATGGTACGCCATGAATAGCCCTAGGAACGCTTAGGACGCGATTTGCTTGTCTCGCCACACCCAAACCCAAACCATGCCCAAAGAATTGTTTGGCGTGGTTTGCAACAGGCAAAACGAAGGGTGATTTGAGACGCCGTGAACTTATGGGGCAATCTGGCATGAAATGTCGTATAATAGGCGTAATCAAATAAGGAGTAGCCATGAGCGATCAAAATCTAGTAACTATCAAGATGAACGAGACTGAATCTATGGCAACCAGCCGAGGTCCAGTTTTGTACAAACGCGGCGAGACGTATTCTGTGGAGCAATGGATTGCCAGTTCGTTGATCGGGCGCGGCATGGCAGTCCAAGTTTCCGAGGATACGACAAGTCCATCGCCCGAGGCGTTGGTTTTTGATTTAGATTCCATCCCCAAGATGAACATTGGCGAATTGCGCGATGCGGCTCAGCGTTTTGGGATTGAAGAATGGGAATCCTTGAAAAAAGAACCTCTCAAAATCGCCATCACCGAGTATGTTTTGAAAGTTCGGGCTGAGACCAAGCAACCCGCAGATTCGTTCGAGCCGATCAATGTTACTGACGGGAAACAGCCACCTGAGTTCACAGCCGAATGACCGCATCGTACACCGATATAACATCGCTCAAACTGTTGTTTCCGAGCAATGAGTTTGGGGCGAAGTATGACCCATTGTTTGACTATGTCATTGAAGCCGAATCCCGAAAGATTGACATGCACTTTAGACGCAAGCCGGGCGCGTTCAAAGTGGAAACAGACACTACTCGATACTTCAACGGTAATGGCAAGTCAGAGTTATGGTTTCGAGGATTGAACCCCGAACTTGCGGCTGTTCCAACGACAGTATCGTGCGCCGAGAGCGGTCAAGTGGACACTATGGCTGGATCAGGCGGGACGTATACGGCTTGGGCGGCGACTGATTATTATTTGGAACCCGAGAATGCTTTGGAGGATGGTTTACCGTTCTTGAAAATGTTGGTCAATGTTCAGACTGGTTCGAAGTCATACTTTCCCCCTTACCCGCGTTCAGTCAAGATTACGGGGCGGTGGGGTTTTTCGACCAGTGTGCCGTCTGAAATCCAGCAAGCCACGCAAATTTTGGCAGTGCGTTTTTTCAAACGGGCGCAACAAGCGTTTGCCGACGCGGGGGCGATCAATGAGTTTGTAAAGATGCAATATGTTAGAGAAATTGACCCTGATGTAGTTGCGGTTTTGAAAGCCGATAAATTTGCGACGAGTTGGATATGAGTATCAAGCCAATCTCAGCGGTATGTGTGGTCTTGCAAAAATGGGCTCGTGAGGCGGGAGTAGAGGAAGCGCCCTCTGCCCCTACGGAAGGGAATATTGCTTTCCCGTTTTCGGTTGCGTATTTACGTGCGGCGGATATTTACATTGACCCCGGTCCCGCTGAGCGCGATTTGGTGGACTTGTATTTGGACATCCATTTGAATCGCGTTGACCTTCCAACGGATCATGTCAAAATGATGACGATCTATGAAGCCCTAAAACCCAAGTTCAAGAATTCCCCGACCTTGGAGAGCACGGTAGACACTGTCAATGCCGATGGCTCACCCATAGTTCATGTAGAATACGGACGTATGCAATTGGGAAATCAAGACACGATCGGGCTACGCTTCTTGGCGCGAGCGATCGTGACTGGGAAAC